CTTACTTTCTTTTACTATTGATTCTGGTAACCAATAGTTTTTATATTGTTTAAAAGATTGAGGTTGTAAGTAAGTACCCTCAATTTCTTTCATTCTGTTATATAAATCACTCATTTATTCTCCGTTAATATACTTATAGGCATAGTCTGTTGTAATCTCACTTAACATAAACTGATTACCTAATAATGACCACAACCACCTATCTCTTAAATCTGAATATAGTGGTGTCTCTATCTTATCTAGGTCATTTAAACTATATGATACTCTGTTTGCTGGACTATGTTCACTAGTAAAACTAGGCACACCTGCAATCAAAGCTTCACAGGCAGCCATACTATGCCAAGATACCATAGCAAAACAATTTTTTAAATCAGCACTCAAAGGTGTTGCGTTTCTTTTGCCGTGTATTCTGTTTGTAAACTTATATCTTACTTGTATTGGTCTGTCTGTATATTTTTTTAGTTCGGCTGTTATGTTTTCTATCCAAGGTTCTACTTCCATATCATACCAGTTTGCCGTGTGTTGAGAAGGCGGTATTATAATTATATATTGACCATCTTTTTTCCAGTCTTTCAATGTCATTTTATCAAGTGTGTCTTTATCTGTACACATACTTTTTACATATTCAAATCTTTCTTTGTGTCTCTCATCAATGTCAATCATCTGTACATTATTTTTAATTATTCTGTACCAAGGTTGACCAAAGGCTGGGTGTGGTTGATATTCATTACCAAATAGGTATGGTTGGTCAAAATAGTAATAAGGTATATTATTATTTTCACAGGCAACTTTTAATCTTTTTGTGCCTCTAATTATACCTTGAAAACAGACCTCAACATTCTCATCTGGAAAACTACCGTTCCACATTGGCCAATGCTGATTGTAAAACTCTGGTCCGTCTATCTCTGCAAAATCAAAAAACTTATTGTCTCTGCCTTTTGCAAATTCTTCCAGGTATTTTCTTGTTCCTCTTTTTGTGTTAAACAGATATAGCATTACCAACCTTCATAATATAATAACTATCAACAATATCTGATACAGGATTACCTACTTTTTCAGTATCAAATATTTTCTTCAAGTCAATTTTAGTTTCATTCACAAACGCCTCATACATTTTATCTTTATCTGCGTTACCTTTACCTGTTGCGTGTTTCTTAACAACACTAGGTACTACCGTTTCGTAAGGGATATTTTCTTCTTGTAATCTATATTTTAAGATACCACAATTCTCTGCTATTTGAAATAGACCTTGACCTTTAGAACCAAAAGAATATCCTTCTATGAAAACTTTAGGTTTGTATAAGTCTTTGATTATATCTATTGCAAAATCTGATATCTGTCTAAATCTTTGTATAGGGTCTGTCCATTCTTTGTGTGCGTAACCAACAATGGTCTCATTCATCATACATTGCCACTTTTTCTTGCTAGTTAAATAAAAGAACATTAAGTTGCCATTGTTAATACAAATGGCAGGACTTGTTAAACTATAATCAATTCCAATTATCGTGTTCGTATCTGCTTTCAACGTCATCTTCCTCATCTACTTCATATCCACAAAAAGGACAAGTTAAAGGTTGTAAATCAAACTTATCTTCGTCCCATTCTATGGTATATTTAGTCTGACAATTTTGGCAGGTTTTTGGTGTCTTCATTATAGTTTGAATTTTTTAAATTGGTCTTTCTTAACGTCTTGTTTAATACCACCAATTACATAACTTTCTATTTCAGTTTCCTGTGGTGCGTTTTGAGTTGAACGGCTGTTTAACCAATGTTCTACCCAAGGAAGTGGATTTGTTTTTTGTTCGTATTGAGGTGTTAGACCTATACCTTTCATACGTCTGTTTGCCATATATTCTACAAACTGGTGTAATAGTTTCTCTGATAAACCTATCATAGCACCTTTTGAAAATAGATATGTTGCCCAACGTTTTTCCTCCTGTACAGCCTCATCATACATTTTATAAACTTCTTTTTCTGAATCTTTAATTACTTTGTTCATTACTTTATCATTTTCATATTCTCTGTAATTGTTTATTATTCTTTGAGACATTGCTAGGTGTTGTGATTCATCACGAGCAATAAATGAAATAATCTTAGCAGAACCTTCTAATAATTTTAATTCACCAAATGCGAAACTACAAGCAAATGATACATAGAAACGTAAACCCTCTAGTATGTTTACCGTTACCAATGCCTTCCATAATTTCTTTTTAATATCATACTCATCTACTTTTGATTTATCTAAATGCCATTTATAACCTGTATTAATTAAATCATCATAGGTTTCTGTAATAGTTTTTGCTCTTCTTTCTATCTTCTCATCACCTATAATTGTATCAAACACATCACTTGGTTGTGAATATAAATTTTTAATAATGTATGTATAACTTCTACTATGAATAGTCTCTATGAAATCCCAGGTAACAATACAACCTTCAATCTCTGGTAAAGATACAAATGGTAAAAATGCAAGACACGGACCTCTGCCTTGTACAGAGTCTAACATTGTCTGATATTTTAGATTAGCCGTAAAGATAAACTTTTGTTGTTCAGATAATTCAGTATAATCGTTTCTATCTTTCTGTAAAGAAACCTCTTCAGGTCTCCAGAAATAACCTAGTTGTTGTTGGTTAAGTTTGTCAAATATAGGATATTTCATATCACTATATTGTTGCACTTGTAAATCTTCACCAAAAAACATTGGTTGTTTTGTAAAGTCTAAATCTTTGCTCGTATTAAAAACACTTCTACCCATTATTCTTTATTCTCCTTTAGTTCGTAAAAAAACTTATCATCATCACCTGCTGTCCACTTTTGTTCTCCTTCTACACTATACTCTTTTGTGGACACTTTGAAGTCTGGAAACTTCAATTCGCTAGGAGTATAACTCTTATCATAAAAGATAACTCTATTGTTAGGTTGAGCGGCAAAATGACCGTTCTCTAACTTTAGAATATTAAATGACTTATGTTGACTAGGCACTTCGCTATAGGTCACATTTCTTTCTAAATTTGTTGCATTAGCATTATCTATTGTAAACATATACCAACCTTTGTACCACTTTTTTTGTGGCGACAAGTATTTACATTGATTACCACTAAGCATTTGTTTCTCGCATAATGTAATATCATAACTAAAACAATCCCATAATTGTAGCTCTGTTAAGGGCACACTTTCTGTTATATCTTTTTTCCATACAAACGCACTTATAGGTAATTTATCATATAAGGCACCATACTCTGGTATATAAGTTTCAAAGTACAATGCTCTGCCTTGTATAGACTTAGCCGTGACCCAAACACCCTCTACAAACTCACCGTGTCCTTTTTCATTATCATAAAGGTATTCCTTCTTGACGTAAACATCTATATGTGGCGTATTTACACATAAGAAAGCCATAAAACTCCTTTATATTGTACAACTATCGCAATTCTCTTCAGCAGATTGCAAAGTTGCTGGTTCTGTTTCTTTAACTTCATCTTTCCAACCTAATGGATGTGATGGTTCGTCTTCATCTTTCTTACTATCATATGTATTTTGATAATAAGAAGTCTTCCAACCTAATTTATAAGTTGTCAAAAGGTCTTGCGCCATTACCGAAATAGGTACTTGACCCTCATCAAAGTGTTCAGGATTATATGACCAATTACCTGATATAGCTTGGTCAAAATATTTTTGCATTACTGCAACGATATTTATATATCCTGTATTCCCTTTCATATCCCATAATAGAGTATAATAGTTTTTTAATCTTTGATAATCTGGTACAATTTGTTTCAGCGTACCTTTTTTTGACTTCTTAACTGATAGATAATCTCTAGGTGGCTCTATGCCATTTGTCGCATTAGAAACCACACTAGAGGATTCTGACGGCATTTGGGCTGATAAGGTGCTATGTCTTAGCCCATTCTCTTTGATAGATTTTCTCAATTGTTCCCATTTCATAGATAGTTTACGATTTACAATCTCATCTACCTCTTTCTTATAGGTATCAATCGGTAATATACCGTCGGAATATTTTGTTCTATTAAAGTAATCGCAAGGTCCTTTTTCTTTTGCAAGTTCATTACTTGCCTTTAATAGATAATACTGAAATGCCTCTGTTAATTCATCAACTTCTTTCCAAGCTGCCTTGTCTTCATAAGATACTTTGCTCTTTGCTAGATAGTGTGCAAGACCAATATAACCTATACCTAAACTACGTCTTGCCTTTGTAGATATTTCAGCCGCTTTTACTGGATATTTTTGATGGTCTATAATTTCATCTAAAGCTCTTACTGCTAAATCACATAAACTTTCTAAATCATCTATGTAATTAATTCTACCAACATTTATAGCAGACAATATACATAATGCAATCTCGCCTTCGCCATCTATGTGTTGTATAGGGTCTGTTGGTAAAGTTATCTCTTGACATAAGTTAGACATTAAAACTCTGTCTTTAAAAGACGAGTGTTCATTACAATGGTCTATATTCATAATATAGATACGACCTGTTTCTGCTCTCTCTTTTAACATATCAAAAAATAATTCTTGAGCGCCTACTTTTTTCTTTTTGACACTTGTTTTTCTTTCAGCTTTAAGGTATATGTCATCAAATTTTTTTGTACCCCAAGCTTCGTAGAGTTCGGGTACTTCGTGAGGAGAAAATAAAGTAATATCTTCGTCATTGATAAACCTTTCATAAAATAGTTTTGATATCTGTATAGAGTAATCTAATTTTCTTACTCTATTATCCTCTGTGCCTTTATTGTTTTTTAATACAATAATATCTTCTATTTCTTGGTGCCAAATAGGGAAGTGAACCGTTGCACTACCGCCTCTAACGCCATTTTGAGTACAGCACTTAACCGTTGACTCAAACTTTTTGAGGAATGGTACAACTCCTGTGTGTTGGACTTCACCGCCTCTAATTCTTGAATTGATTCCTCTAATTCGCCCAGCGTTAATACCGATACCAGCCCTTTGTGCAACGTAATTGCCAATAGCCATATCACTAGAGAAAATACTAGGCAGAGTATCATCAACATCAACCAACACGCAACTAGCATACTGGCGGATAGGTGTTCTAACACCGGCCATAACTGGCGTTGGAATATTGATTTTAAATTTTGAAATTGCGTCATAATACTTTCTAACATAACTCATCCTTTTGTTTTTAGGATACTTCGCAAATAGTGTGGCAGATATAAGCATATACATAAATTGAGGTGTTTCAAACACCTGTCCTGTACTTCTATCTTGTACCAAATATTTGTCAATAACCTGTCTTAATCCTGCATAGGTAAAGTCGTAATCTCTTTCGTGTGTAATCCAGTTTTCCATTCTATCAAAATCTCTTTTATCATACATCTTAAATATTTCTGAATCATATACACCTAACTCTACACACTTTTTTGTGTGGTCATAAATGTGTGGGTGGTCCCAAAGTTTTCTGAAAATTTGTTTTCTTAATGAGAATAATAATAGTCTTGAAGCTACGTATTGGTAATTAGGATTATCTAATGAAATTAAATCTGAAGCGGACTTGATAAGTATTTTTTGTATTTCATCTGTTGTAATACCATCATAGAATTGTAAACCACTATTCATTTCAACCTGTGATGATGATACTTGACTAATATCTTCACAAGCATACTCTACCATTTCGTGTATCTTATCAATGTTGAGAGCTTCGTTGCCTCGGCCGTTTCGCTTTTTTACATAAATAATTTTATCATTTACCATTAAATTCTCCTAACATTTTTTGTAATTGTTTAATTGAGTCAACGCACTTAATTTAGAATAAGTATTGGTACTTATAATATTAGCAACTTCACTTTTTGTTAATCCTGAAATAATTAAATCGTTTACATCTTTCAGTTGTAAGTCATTTGGCCATATTACCACATTGTATCCGTCATCAATGACTTTTTGCATACGTTTTATAATTTCTTTGTTTCTAGGTTCGTTGTCAAATATATATGTAACCTGTTCAGACGGCACACGTAGCGTCAAATCAGCACCACCAGCCGCCAAACAATTGTTAATAAACATACTATCAATAGGACCTTCTACAATATAAATGTGTTCTTGTAAATTAATCCTATCAAGACCAAATACTTTTTGTTTAGTATCATCAAACTTAATTGTTAAATACTTTGGTTGTTCATTACCAAAAGCACGACCTTGAAAAGCAAATGGTTTGCCGTCAACACCATAAAAAGGTATTATCAATCTAGGGTGTTCACCTTTTGTATGAGGAAAAGTATTTGGTTTAACCTCATTAACAAACTTCATAAACTTATCACATAGATATAGTTTACTAAAATACTCTTCAGGTATTTTTCTTTTTATTACGACCTTTTTCGCCGGGTGTTCATTATCTAGTTCACTAATCTTTTTTAGTTTACTAAAATAATCTACTTGTTCAAACTTTGTAGGTTTGAAATCAAATTTAGGTTTTGGCGTGGAGGGCGCCGAGCCTTTATATCTTTCTAATAAGTATTGCTCGTACTTTTTAGGGTCTAAAAATTTTAGAAAATTACCTAGACTTTGACCTTCGCCACAATTATGGCATTTAAAGAACATATCATTTTTTACTTGATATAGATATGCTCTCGCCTTGGTTTTACTTTTTTTAGAATCACCACAATGAGGACATCTAAAATTAAAAAGGTAATCACCTTTCTTTTTAAATTGACCTAATCTGGCTGAAATTTCATTAATAAATTTTAAATCAATATAACTTGACATAGCAACTCATAATATATATCAATATCAGCAATAAGTCAATGCTGGATTATGACATCATCTGGACAATGTGCATAAAATTTCTTGACAGAATCCAACCAACAACGATTGAACCACCTAATATCAACCATTTATATTTCTCTAGTGTACCAACTCTCCCGCCAATGTCAAGCTTGAGAGACTTAATCTCAATCAATAGTCGTTTTTCTGTCTGCTGTATCTCTTTTTGAAGTTCTTTATAGACGGTATCTATCTCTAGTTGTCTTTCTCTTAATTTTGTAAAGATAACTTCGTCTGTTTGTTCTTGTCTGGATATCTTCTCTTCGTGAACGGCCAACATCTGTTTTATAGATGTTGATACATCTGTTAACTTATCAATAGCCGTATCAA